TGGGCGACGGGGATTGATATTCCGAAGGACCCAAAGACGGGTAAGCCGGTGGAGACGTTCCAGTCTGCTGTGCACCGGCTTTGGGCAACGTCTAGTCCGGATGTTCAGTTTGGGGAGTTCTCGCAGACGGATTTGAGCGGGTATCTCAACTCGCAGGAGTCGGCAATTAAGCACATGTCGGCGATTGCGCAGGTTCCCCCGCATTACCTGCTGGGCGGTCTGGTGAACATTAGCGCGGAGGCTCTTGCAGCGGCCGAAGCGGGGCTTATGCGGAAGGCGTCGGAGCGGCAAACGATTCTCGGTGAGTCGTGGGGTCGTGTGCATCGGCTTGCTGCCGCTGTGTCGGGTGACCTCGAGGGGGCACAGGATACAGACGCGCGCGTTGTGTGGCGTGATACGGAGGCTCGTTCTCTGTCGGCCGCTGCGGACGCTCTCGGCAAGTTGGGCGAGTCGCTACAGATTCCGCGTGAAGCGTTGTGGGAGATGGTGCCCGGGGTTACTCCACACCAGCTCAAGCAATGGCACCGGCTGAAGGAAGAACAAGCGGCGAATTCTGCCGACATGATTGCTGCCGAGTTGTTGAATGGGGACCATTCTGGTTGGCCGGTTGGTGGCGATTCTGGGGACGATTAATGGCACGTACAGCTACGGGCGAACGACTTACAGAAGGGCACCGTCTAGCGCAATCGCGGAACGTCGGGACGCTTCTTAATGGGTTGGCTCGTGAGTGGGACACGGATACTGCCACGTCGTCGTCTGGGTTGCGGCGTTTTGCCCGTGATGCTGCTCCGGTGGTGTTGGACGCGTCGGAGTCGGGGGCAAGGACGGCCAGCAACTATTTTCACCGGTTCCGTGCTGCCGAAGGCGTGCCTGGTTCGGCTCCTGTTGTACGTCCCCGTGAGTTGCGTAGTGGCCGCATTCTGGACGTGATCGAACGGCGTGGTCCGGAGTATGTGGCGGCGTTGATAGGTCGGGGCTTGACGGAGAAAGCGGCCGTTGACCGGTTGTTTACACAAATCGCCTTACAGCTCACCCGGGAAACGCTTCGGGGTGCACGGGACAACCTAGCGGAACACATACAGGCGGATGATCGGGCACGTGGGTACATGCGTGTTCCTGGCCCTTCCGCGTGTGCGTTTTGTGCCATGTTGTCTGCCCGTGGTGCTGTTTATTCCTCGGAGCGCGCGGCCGGTGGTGATTCCCAGTGGCATCCCGGTTGTCGGTGTGAGGTAGAGCCTGTGTTTTCGGGTTCCGGTTCTGGTTTGTCGGACCTACCTAAGCATGCGCGCGAGTATCGGGACATTTGGGACGAGGTTGACGGCAGTCTGAATGCGTTCCGTCGTCGGTTGGAACGTCCGCGTTTGCACGCTTCGAAGTAGTGGAGAGGTTTATGTCGGTTGAAGAGACGGAGCCGGTCGAGGGTACTGAACCGGCGTCTGGTGAAGTTGGCGGCGTGAATGTCGAGGACAACGCGGGGGAATCCGGGAAGGGTGACACCGCGACGGTCCCCGGGAAGGCTAGCGAGCCGGAAACCTCGGAGGATGACAAGGACGCGCAAATTGCCGAGTTGCGTAAGCAGCTCGAGGACGCACAGCCCATTTTGCAGGCTCACGCGGAAGCTGAAGAACAGAATAAGACGGACCTTCAGAAAGCCAACGAGCGTGCGGAAGGTCTGGAGGCTGAATTGACACGGCTTCGAGACGAGGCCGCGCGTGCCCGCGTAGCCGAAAAGACCGGGCTTTCTTCGGACGTGGTCGCGCTTCTGAATGGCTCCACGGAAGAGGAGATTCTTAAGGCCGCTGAAAAGGTCGTTAAGGCGCGGCCGCGTCTCCATTCTAGGTCCGAACCGGTGACGGGGGCAGGGCCTTCCAAGGGGAGCCCGACAGAAAACAAGCCTTCACCGTCCAAGTTGGCGGACGCTATCCGGAAGCGGATGCCTTACTAACGTCCGAATTACCGAGCCCTTCGGGTGGTTCCCGGGGGCTTTTCTATGCCCAAAAGGGGGGGATTGAATGCCTGATCATAAGATCGTTAAGGCGGAGGCTTGGGCTTCTGCCGCTCTTGGCCTGCTTCACCGCGACATTGTGCTTGCTGGCCTTGTTCAGCGAGACACCGGAGCCAATTTCACGGGTGCTGCGAACGATACGCTGAATATTCGGCGGCCGTCGCGTCTTGCTGCCGTGAACGAGGCTCTCCGCGACATGGACGAGTCCGGCTACGAGATCGAGTCGGAGTCGCTGAATGAGTCCAGCATTGCGGTCACGCTGGATCACACGTGTACAGCGCTGTCGACCTGTCCGACGCTCAACTCTCGCTGGATATTGCGGATTTTGGGGCACAGGTCCTGAATCCACAGGCTCGCGCGGTTGCAACTCGGCTGGAATTCATGGTTGCGGAGGCCATGAACGGGTTGGACGCGGAGGAAATCACCGTTAGCGGGGATGACGGTGTTCGTAACGCGATTGTGAAGCTTCGACGCAAGCTCAACGAGAACGATGTACCAAACGATGGCCGCGTGCTCGTGGTGGGTGTCGATGTGGAGGAGAAGCTCCTCCGCGACAAGCACTTGACGCAGGTTGACCAGTCTGGCAGTGACTCAGCTCTGCGGAATGCGGAGGTTGCCCGGCTTCTGGGGTTCCGTATCGTCGTGTCGAACACTGTGGACGCCGACCGGATGGTTGCGTTCCACCCCACGGCGTGGACTCTGGTTACCCGTGCTCCGATTGTGCCCGCTTCCGTAGGCGACGGTCGGAGCGAGAGTTACGAGGGCTTTTCGCTTCGCGCCATTCGGGATTACAACTCGCGCGTTGCGCAAGACCGTTCTCTGATTTCCACCTTCGCTGGTTTGGGTGAGGGAACGGATAGGACCGTGTCCTATTCGAAGGACGGTAAGCCGACCATTTCGGATGAGTATTCGATGGTTCGCGCTGTTGCCGCGACCATTTCCGAGGAAGAGCCGGAGCCGGACCCTTCTCCCTAGGGGTGTCGCCAGAAACAGTGGAGTTGGAACTGAGCGCGTCGGGAGCGGGAACTAAGCGTTCCGCACCGGCCGCTAAGTCTCCGACTAAGCGACGCCGTAAGACCACTACATCGAAGAAAACAACTGAGACGAAGAAGGGTACGTAATGGCCACTTCACAGCAGTTGACTGTGACCATGACCTACGCGGACGATTCCACGGAGGACGTGACCGACGTCGCGTCGTATGAGTCCGCCGATACCGACGTTGCGACGGTGAGTAGTGCTGGTCTGATTGAAGCGGTCGGTGAGGGTTCGACCACCGTTACCGCGTCAATGTCCGGCCTGACTGCCGAGTGTGCGGTGACGGTAGCCAACCCTCCGGAGTCGTTGGCCGTGTCGCCAACCAGCACGGAGCTGGAGCTTGAGCCGGAGCCTGATCCGGAGCCTGATCCGGAGCCTGATCCGGAGCCTGATCCGGAGGCTTGACGGTAAATGGGGGTAGGCCGGTAATGGATTTGACCGTGGACGCTTTGTCGGTTCGTATTCCTGGCGGTATCCCCGAGGAGGAGCGCGACCGGGCAGAGGCGGCTCTCGAGGATGCCGAAGCGGCCGTTCTCGAGGTGGCCGAAGAATGCGGGGAAGTGGGAGAGCTTCCCCGCTCCCTGGTTGCGCTCACTCTCCGTGTGGCGCGGCGTGAGTTTCAGAATCCGCACGGTTTCGCGTCGGAAACGTTGGCTGATTACACGTATCGGCAGGACGGGGAAGGTCGCGCGGTTGGTGCTGATTTGACGTCGTCTGAGCGTGCGCGTATTCGCCGTGTCATGGGGTGTGCAGACGTGGTTTCTGTGCGTCTTGACCACGGTTGGGAGCGTCGCGACGTGGACGTGATCACCCCGACGAGTTACGGCGGCTTTTCGGTATGGCCGGATAAGGGGTTGCCGTGATTGGTCATCTATTGAACCGGTCGGTTGATGTGTGGCGTGAGGAACGTATGCCGGACGGTTCCGGGGGATGGTTCACGGAATGGGTTCGGGTGCATGAGGACGTCCCTATGCGGATAGCGCAACCGTCGGCCGAAGAACGTGTGGTTGCCATGCAAGCGGGGGCACGTCTGGACGGCCGCGCGTATTTCCGGCATTCCGTGGATGTGCAGCGCGGTGATGAATTGCGTAGCGGGGACGTGGTGCACCGGGTGGTTGCCACGGTTGGGCCGTCCTCTCCGGGTGTGTATCGGCGGGCGGATGTTGAGCGTGTCCAGCACGCGGAAGGGTCCGTGAACACGCTCACGGAGGGAGAAACGCCGTGAGCCGAATTGTGCACAAGCGCGGAATGTCCGTGAACGTTGACGGATTGGACAACCTTCGTAAACGCCTCGGGGAATTGCCGGAGGATGTGCAGCGCGGGGCTCGTTCGTCTATTGAGGAGTCGGCCGAATCGGTCGAACAGCAAATGAAGGACGAGGTTCCCGTGGACACGGGGACCCTTAGGGACGCTATTCAGTCGCGGGTGAATGCTGCACAGCTTACGGCCGATGTTGGGCCAATGGGCGGGGACGCGTATTACGGCTATTTCGTTGAGTTTGGTACGTCGCGTATGCCCGCGCGTCCGTATGCGACACCAGCAGCGGAGGCAGAGCGTAAGGCGTTTCCGGAGCGTCTGAGGCGGCATGTGGGAGATGAGCTGAAGTGACCGCTAGCGCGGCTCTTGGTGCTGTGCAGACCGCGTTGTATGAGCGGCTCACGGGAGACGCGGACCTTATGGCGTTGTTGACGGGTGTGTTCGACGACGTTCCCGAGGGGACGCCGGAGCCGTACCTCGTCGTCGGGGAGTCCATCGAGACGCCGGATAACCGGCACGGGAATTTTGGCCGTCAGACGGTGACCACTTTGCATGTTTGGTCGCGACAACGAGGGTTTGCAGAAGCATCCGCGATTGCGGATTCGGTGGTTCGGGTGCTGGATCATCAGCCGTTGTCTATCTCGGGTCGGCGGCACATTGTGACGCGTTTTGAGTTTTCGCAGGCGTTGCGTGATCCAGACCCGGGGTTGCGTCATGTGCCGTTGCGTTTTCGTGTGGTGACTGAGCAATAAGGGGATTTGTATGTCGGGGATGAATGCTTTTGGCACGCGGCTTGAGCGTGCCGACTCGGGCGGTGAAGAGTTCGAGGCTATCGCGAATGTGACCAACATTTCTGGACCGGGTATTGAGCGTGAGGAAATTGACCTCACGCATCACGAGTCCGAAGACGGGTGGATGGAGTTCGTCGGGGGACTGAAAGACCCTGGTGAGGTGGAGTTGGACGTGAATTACCGTCCATCGGATCACGATTATCTGTTGGAAGATTTCGACAGCGACGAGCTTCGGGAATACCGGATTGTGTTTCCGGACGCGGACAGCACTCGGTGGGAGTTCAAGGCGTTCTTGACCGGTTTTGAGCCGGAGATGCCGCATGACGATAAGGCCGAAGCAAGCATCACGTTCAAGGTCACTGGAAAGCCCAAGCTCTCGTCCGCTGGTGATGACCCTTCTTCCTAAGGGCGACGCCGGAAACAGTTCAGTTGACCTTGTGAGGGTCGGCACGCGTCGCCCGATGATTTCGTACCTGTGAGGAAGGTAAACAGTTATGGCTTTGCTTAGTAAGTCCGACATGTTGAATGCGGACGACCGCGAATACGAGGACGTGCCCGTTCCTGAGTGGGGTGGAAGCGTCCGCATTATGGGAATGCGGGGTGCAGAACGGGACGCGTTCGAGGCCGACCAGTACGCCAAGAAGGACGCTCCGATTTCGCAGCGGATGGCGAATTTCCGCGCGAAGCTCCTCGTTCGGTGCATCGTGGATGAGGATTTCAACCGGGTTTATTCGGACAAGGATGCCGAAGCGCTCGGTAAGAAGAATGCGTCGGTGCTGTCTCGGCTTTTTGAGCCTGCACAGCGGTTGTCGGGGATGACTCGAGAGGACGTCGACGAGATGTCAAAAAACTCCGAGACCGGCCAGAACGGAGGTTCTATTTCCGGCTAGCGGCTCATCTCGGCATGACGGTCCGTGAGCTGCTTTCGCGTATTGAGTCTCGGGAATTGACGGAATGGGCGGCTTATGAGCGGGTGACCGGGCCGTTGGGGCCGGAACGTGCCGACATTCACGCGGGGATCATCGCGTCGACTATCGCCAATGCCAACAGGGGCAAGGGCGGCAAAAAGGCGAAGCCGAAGGACTTTATTCCCAAGTGGGACCGCCCGTCTGCACAGTCGGCAAGTCAACAATTGAATGTGGTTAAGCAGCTGAATCAGCGTTTCGGCGGGGAGCGCGTGAAACGGCGTAGGGAGGGCGGTGATTAGTGGCTACGCTAGCGGATTTGGTGGTGCGTCTAGGCGCGGATACCGAGGAGCTGG